TGGGACGAAAATTGCTAACATATGGAAAGCGAATTATTGAAGAATGTTACAGTAATAAAATTTGTGAGACAAAGCGTCATGGTCTTGTTTTAACGAATGCTGAATATATTTATGGAGATAGTGTAGCATTTGATACACCGGTTTACATACGTATTAATAAAACAATTGAAATCATAACGATAAAGGATTTAGCTATAAAATATGGCAATAATAATTGGATCCATAGTAAAGAAGAAGGTAAAGAAGAAAAGGAATTTTGTGAGCTAAATGATGTAGAAACTTGGTCTGATAAAGGTTGGACTAAATTACATAGAATTATTCGGCATAAGTTAGCATCTTATAAAAAAATGATTAGAGTTTTTACAAATGAAGGCTATATTGATGTAACTGATGATCATTCACTTATTAAAAAAAATGGAAAAGAAATATCACCTAAAGATGTTGAAATAGGTGATGAACTTTTATCATATAAAATACCGTCCATATTTATAAATGAATGCGTTTGGCTAAAAAATATGCAATATTTCAATCAATATTATGATATTAGTTTTCGTAAAAAATATTTTCTAGAATATTTATTAAAAATAGTAGGAAAGAAATTTTCATTTACCGAAAATTTTGTTCTCATAAATTGTTTAAATGATAATTTGATTGTTTCAGAAATTTATTTAACATCACAAATGTTTGGTTTTTATGTAAAAAAAATAGATATAATGCCAAAAACAAATACATTTATTATTGTTGTTAATTTTGATTTTAAAAATATTAAAAATGAAGTACTAAATAAAGAAGATATAACAAAAGAATATAATGAAAATATTAATAACGAAGGTTATGTATATGATTTAACTACGGAAAACCACCATTTTGCTGCTGGGGTGGGAAACCTAATTGTTCATAACACAGATTCAGTATTTTATACATTTAATTTACAAACACCTGATGGTCAACCAATTAGAGGTAAAGATGCTCTAGAAATTACAATCGAATTGGCTCAAGAAGCAGGTGAAATAGCAGCGAAATTTCTAAAGGGTCCACATGATTTTGAATATGAAAAAACATTTATGCCATTTTGTTTATTATCAAAGAAAAGATATGTTGGTATGCTTTATGAAACAGATGTAAACAAATGCAAAAGAAAAGAAATGGGTATTGTATTGAAACGTCGTGACAATGCTCCGATTGTAAAGGATGTATATGGTGGTATAATAGATATCCTTATGAAAAAACAAAGTATTCCAGAAGCAATATCATTTTTAAAAAATTGTTTACAAAATGTTGTAGATGAAAAATATCCAATTGAAAAATTAGTTATTACTAAATCGTTGCGTTCAGGTTATAAAAATCCGCAAGGTATAGCACATAAAGTATTAGCTGATAGAATTACAACAAGGGATCCAGGAAACAAACCAGGTCCCGGTGATAGAATTCCATTTGCGTATATAGTTGTACCTGGTAAAAAAGTTTTACAAGGAAATAAAATAGAGACACCATCTTTCATTTTAGAAAATAAATTAAAAATTGATTATTCTTTCTATATTACGAATCAAATCATGAAACCAGTTCAACAATTATTCGCATTAGTTCTTGAAAAAATATGGATAATGCAAAATAAAAGACCGAAATTATTAAAATATAAAAAAGATATTCAGGCTTTAAAAGAAAAATATATAAATGATGAAGATAAATTTGAGGAAAAACTTGAAGAATTTAGATGTGAAGAAATAAAGGCATTATTATTTGACGAATATTTGAGAGAAACTAATAATGAAAAAGCTGGAGTACAAAGTCTTACAAAATTCTTTGGTAAAAAATAAAAATATATATATATTGTATATTAATATGAAAAGTAGGAAAAATAAAAATTTACGAAAAAAAATGCGTAAAACTTTAAAAGGAGGGTTTTTTAGTAATAAAAATAAATATGTAGTACCTTTAGATGAATGTAATCCAAATAATCTAACATCGTTACAAACACCAGAAGATTTACATGCGAATTACCAAAAATGTTGTCCAAAAGGAATGTTCGGAAGAAAAAATTCATCACCATATTGTAAACAAGTTGACTTAAATTTCCAACAAGCTCTTAAAGGTGAAAATGAAGCAAACGAATATCATGGATTCGAACCGGATGAAGTTTATCAAATGAAACAACAAGAATTAGAATCAGCCCCAAAAAAACCTTGGTATAAATTTTGGAAAGGAGGAAAAACAAAAAAACATAGAAAATATCGTAACAAGAAATAAGTATTTTAATTATTAAATAAATAAAAAATTTAATTAATAATTTTTATTTTGTGTATGTCTATGAAATTTTAAATTATTTTACATGAAACAACCTGTACCATTTGATTTGTTGACAGATATAGAAGTCATTAATTTTTTAATCATATCTCTAATCTCAAAAATGCTTTCTTCCAATACTTCAACGCGTTCAGAAAGATTCGCAATTTCATCATCATCACCATCATCCAAATATTCATCATCATCATGATCATCACCGTCATCCACATATTCATCATCATCTTGATCTTCATAATCCTCATCCTGACTATCATCCAAATACTCATCATCATTATCTTCAACTAAATGATGAGAAAGCAAATTTAGTGCTGAAACAGCTTTTTTTATGGAAACTGGAATAGGAGAATTCAAATTGTAATAATTACTATATAAAACATTATAGTCTGCTAACCCCTCGTTATCAAGCTTATACATAATAGCATCGGGACTTCTCTTGTGTTTAGCAGCAATCTGATCAATGTCCCAGCCTAATAATTCAAATTCTCTCTGAAGAGAAAGAACTTCATTAATAGACCATTTAAAACCAGCTCGTGAATATCTTTTCATTCTATTATACTGTTATACTAGTGTTATCTTTAAATTATTTTATAAAATATATAATCCTATATCCATATAGGTTATGTATCTTTGTTAATTATCCATATGACAGAGTATATCCAAGCACCAATAAGTATCCACATATTATTTATAATATTTGCAGCATTATACACTATCCATCTTAAACCTTGACAGTGTGGTGTAGATACCATAAATGGTGACATAATGAATCCTAATATTGTATTAGGAACACAAAATTTAATATATAAATGAGCAGAAAAATAATGTAAACAAATCCATAAAATATAAAAGAATGATACTTTAAATAAAATTACAATTGTTTCGAATATTGTAGTGATAATATTTTCAAAAAAATTATATATTTTTTCAGGAAATCCACCTTTTGATATTTTATCTAATTCTTTATCATTCATATTATTTTTCTCTTCGATTACTTCTTTTTCATCTGTTACTTCTTTTTCTTCGATTACTTCTTTTTCTTCATTATCATAACAATTTTTTTCTTCTTTAATTCGTTTTTGTGATTTATTACGCATTAGATTTATATAAATATAAATCTTTATATTATATTTATATAATTTAATAGAAATTACCTCTATCAAAAGCATTTGTTATGTATGAAGCTAAGATGTCATATGAAATATTCACCATATTTCCAGAAAGGTCCAATACCCTAGACGAGAGAATATCATTATTATTATTATTATTATTATCTAAAAAATTATTGGTATTTCTCTCCTCACTATTTGTTCTTTGTAAATTATTTGAATTATTATTTTGTGGAGCATTTGTAGTAAAATATTCTGTTGAAGCATTTGTATTATAATCTCTTATATCATATCTACAAACTGGACACCGACAATTACTTCTAAACCAACTGTTTAAATTTTCTGTATTAAAAATATGACCACAATGTCTAATTACTGTGACCATATCATTATCATTAAAATTATCCATAGATATTGGACATTGTGAATTAATCGGTCTAGTAATATCACTATATCTAACACGTCTAGTAGCAGCTTCTATTTGAGATTGAGTAGGATAAATTTCAATCGGTTGTAAGAAACTTTGTAGTAATTGAGTGAATATATTATTTTGGTTTTCTCTATTTATATAATTTCCTGTTGGTCTTAATGGTAAAGTGAAACCATCCCCTAATGTACTAATAATATCAATATAAGTTCTATTTTCTGTTTGACCTCTATCAGAATTATAAAATCTATTATTATTTCTATTACGTCTATTATTATAATTGCTATTATTTTGACCAATATTATTTTGATTTGAATTCAATAATTGAACTAACAAACTTCTAATTTGATTATTTGTATCTAAAATATTATTTAATATATCTGTTATTGAATTTATTTGCCTAAGATTGTCATTATACATAGTATTTAAAATATTAATTAATAGTAATTGTTCATTAGACAACCTATTTGTTCCTAGATTATTACTCATTTATATATATTAAAAAATCTGTTTAAATACATTATATTAAATAATAATAATAAAATGGATACAACAAAATTTCAAAATTATGGTTTAAGTGGATTATCAAATCTGGGTAATACATGTTTTATAAACTCGTGTATTCAAATTTTATCACATACTTATGAGTTAGACCATTTTTTAGATAATGAAAGTTATAAAACAAAACTGAAGAATAAATATGACTCAGCACTATTAGTCGAATGGGATAATTTGCGTAAATTATTATGGAAGGAAAACTGTATTATCTCTCCAGGTAAATTTTTAAAAACAATTCAAAAAGTTGCTGAATTAAAGGGAATAGAAATTTTTACAGGTTATTCACAAAATGATGTTTCTGAATTCTTATTGTTTTTGATAGATTGTTTTCATAATTCTCTTTCAAGAGGTGTGAAAATGACAATTTCAGGTAATCCAGAAAATGAAAAGGATGAATTAGCTATTAAATGTTTTGAAATGGTAAAAACTACATATTCAAAAGATTATTCGGAAATTTGGAATTTATTTTATGCTGTTCATGTTTCTGAAATTTCAAGAATAGATAACGGTAAAGTTCTTAGTACAAGACCTGAACCATTTTTTATGATTGACTTACCAATACCACACGATAATAAACAACCAACACTAATCGATTGTTTTAATCACTATGTTGATGGAGAGATTATAGAAAACTATAAAGACGAAAATACGAATGAATTTGTAAATATAAGGAAGAGAATTTTATTCTGGTCATTCCCAAATATTTTGGCAATTGACTTAAAAAGATTTAATAATAGAGCACAAAAAAATCAATCATATGTAAACTTTCCAATAGATGATTTAGACCTCTCACAATATGTAATAGGTTACAAAAAGGAAATTTATAAATACGAGTTATATGGAGTTTGTAATCATAGTGGTTCAACTATGGGAGGTCATTATACGTCTTATGTAAAAAATGCCAACGGAAAATGGTATCATTTTAATGATACATCAGTATCAGAAGTTGGGTTAGTTAACACAATTATATCACCAAAGGCATATGTATTATTTTATAGAAAAAAAGTTGTATAAAATATAAATAATTCAGTATTAATTTTTTAACTATTTATATAATATAAATGGAAGTAGTAAACACAACAACAACAACTGATCCTGTTAATATGTATAATAATTTTAACAATTTCATAATGAATCCATTAGTCTTTGTAATAGTAATATTAATTGTTGTATCATATTATGCTTTTTCATCATCTTTAGGAGATGGAAATTTAGGAAGCGATGATTCAAATTCTGGAGGTAAACTATTAGGCATAATAATTGTCGTTATTTTAGTAATTTTAATTTTAGTAAATGCTTTTCAATACTTTTTTAGTATAAATGTAACAGCTTATATTAAAGACCTTTTTACTCCAAAAACTAAGATTGATATAGTTGTAGACCAAAGCACTTATAAACCAGCACCTGTTCCTGAAATAAAATTCAGAAAACAAGTTTTTAATATTCCAGGAAATTATTATAACTATGAAAACGCAAAAGCCTTATGTAGTGCTTATGGTGCCGAGTTAGCAACATATGAACAGATTGAAGACGCATATAATAACGGTGCTGAATGGTGTAACTACGGTTGGTCTGCTAATCAATTGGCATTATTTCCTACACAACAAACTACATATGATAATTTGCAAAAAATTAAAGGTCATGAAAATGATTGTGGTAGACCAGGTATTAACGGAGGTTATATTGCTAATCAAAATGTTAAATTTGGCGTAAATTGTTATGGAAATAAACCTAGAATTACTGAGGATGAAGAAGAATTAATGAAAACCGCAAAACCTTATCCACAAACAAGTGAAGAAATAGTTTTTCAAAAACGTGTAGATGAATTAAAGAATAATCTAGATGAAATACTTGTTTCACCATTTAATCATAATACGTGGAGTGAGATTTAAAAGCATTATGTAATATAAAATTTTAATTTATTTTTTTATAAATAAAGATATTTATTATATAATCTAAAATAAATAACATATTTTTATTTTAGATATAATATTTTTTACACCTTTGGACATTTAAAACGCCGACTTTTGCGTTAAAAAAATACAAAAATGTAAAATCAATATTGATGGTCTTACTTTTTCTTCTTCTCTTTGGTTGGTGAAGAAGTGAAAGACGAAATTTTATTTTGAAATTCTGTTGGCCTTGTTTGTTTCTCTATCCAACATTTCGTTAATTTCAAAATATTTATTGAGGAATTTGCGTCCCTTGTTCTAAATACGATTTTTTTGTTTTCGCAACTCACGCAGTTA